GTCTGACCCATAAATAGTTGGGTCCTCGGCGAGGAACTCGACCTCCCAGTTGGTCATGTTCAGCCGACGTGCAGCATTCCAGTTGTACTTCAGCCCCATCGACTTACAGAACACAACGCGCTGCAGAACTCCTGCCGCTTTGAAGTACAACGGTTGAGGAGTTTCCTGAGGTGCGTAGTTCTGCTTCATCACGTCAAGAAGCGCTTCGATGGAAGTGCTACCCCCATATAGCACGCCACTAATTCGAATCTTCCTAATACCTTCGAACTCGGTACTGACAATACCACCGTCACGTCCGTCGTACTCCTTGGTGTTGGACTTGTACGGTGAACTGTCGAGGCCTTCGACTTCCTTGAGGTCGTAAAAGGGTGCGACAGTGCTGTCGTCGTTGATGAGCACACCGGTGTCGCCATACTGAAAGGCAAAGTCGTCCAGCACTGGTGCTGTCATTGTCACACCCCCTTACCAATCTCACGTCCGAGGTCAAGAGCGTTCTGTCGGGGATCGATCTCGCGAGTGTAGATGTTCATCTCGATGTTGTAGGTGTTAACTCCACCAGGTCCAGAAGAGCTCGCGCCATCTCCGTACGTCCCGCCGCCTGTGGTGTAGTTGATCGCACGCTCGACTGCTCGCCACTGACCATCTGTCAGTACATGCTCAGGCACACCCGTACCGTTGAAGTACATGCCTAGGCCAGGCTGGAGAAGCCCACCAGCATCGTAGCCCATTGGAGTCGATCCAACAGCCTGCTGCACGTTGAAGATCGATCCGTACCTGGCAAGGATGTAGCGAATACCGGCAACGATGTTGGCAATCGGATCGACAATGTTGTTCGGCAAACGGGGGTCGCGGTAAGCTGCGAAGGTCTGAGGAATCGTCTGCATCAAGCCTTGAGACGGATAACCATTCTGGGCGTTGATGTCCCAGAGGTTAATCGCATTCGGGTTACCACCGGACTCACGCATGATCAACGTCTGCAGAGGACCAAACCAATTCTCCGGTACTCCTGCAAGTGCCATGGCTGCCTTGATCCAAGCCTGAAGCGTCGCCGAGGTTGCAGGAACACCTGCACTGCTACCTCCACCACCGCCCCCAAAGCTAGTGATCCAGTTCCATGCCTTGTCGACGACCCCGTCAGCACCCTTCTTCATCAATCCGGCAGCACCACGAACCCACTGAGACCCACCCATCTTGTTGGTGATGTACTCAACAGGGTTCTTGAAGATGTTGACAACGTCCTCGCCAACACCTCCGAGCAAGCCCATCACGCTGTCGACGATGCCGCCGTCAGCAAAGCGACCACCACGTCCACCGGTCCTACCTGCACGGCCTCCGGAGAAGAACGCGTTAGCCCAATGGACAAATGCAGGACCAAGTCCACGTACAGCTTCAGGCACGAGAACGCCCTCACCCTTGGACAGCAACATCAACTGGTCGTCGACGCCTGGAGCGTACCCATCGAGCACACCACCCTTAGCCATTCGGCCGGCACTCATTTGACCAGCATTGCTTGCTCCGGCAACAGCGCCAATCATACCTGCCTCGGGCAGCTGACCAAGCCCAAGGAAGTCGGCAATCTTATTCCAGACCCACCGGATGCCCTTGTTGTAAACGTACTCGATCACGAAGTTGATTGGCTTCTTGGCGACGTCCATAATACCGTCCCACAAGACGCCGATGTTTCGGACGGCCCACTCAAAGCCACTTACGATCGAATCCCAGAAGCTCTTGAACACCTGCAACACGATGTCGAAGACACGCTTAATCGTATCCCAGATCCACCCAAGTGCGTTACCGAGGACCTCCTTGATGAAAATCCACAGGGCATCCCAGAGTCCGCAGGCCAGGTCAATGAAGGCACTGAAGATCCTCTTGACGCCATCCCACGCCTGCTCCCAGTCGCCTGTGAACACACCTACGATGATGTCGATCATGCCCATAATCAAGTCGATGAAGAAGCTGATCACCGAGCTGAGAATCGTCCAGACAGTCTTGACGATACCGACGATGATGCCCCAGGCACGCTCGAGGGTGTCGATGATGAACCCAATGATGTTCTCGAACACGACGACGATCAGGTCCCAGATCGCCTTGAACTGCTCGCCCATCATTGTCCACGTGCTGTCCCAGAGTCCGCTGATGAGCTTCAGGAACGGTGCGAGGAACTGAGCGATCGAATCCCAACGCTTAGTCAGCCAGCTAGAGATGTTGTCCCACTTCTCCCGGACGAATCCTGTCACAGCTTCGACAGCCTTCATCACGTCATCCCTGACACGGTTGAACAAGTTGATAATCCGGTCACCAAACTTGTCCCTGAGCCAGTTCCAGAACTCAACCAGCTTGTCACGCATCCAGAAGAAGGCGTAGACGATACCATCTCGGATAGCAATGACTACCGGTCCAATTCGTTCCCAGACCCACTCCCACGCAGCAACCAGTGCACCCTTGATCGTATCCCAGTTCTTCCAGATCAAGTAGCCAACAGCGGCAAGTGCAATGATGGCCGCAGCAACCGCGGCAGCGATACCGATCAAGGCACCAATGCTGACGCCTAGCAGAGCTGCTGCGCCAGCCAACATTGCCCAAACGCCTGCGACGCCCAACACAACAGCTAGAAGTGCAGTGAAGGCAACAGTGATGATGCCGATCCACATGATGGTCTTCTTCGTACCATCACTTAGGCTGTTCCACCACTCGAAGACCGACTGAAGGACCTTCATGAGCTCCTTCAGGATAGGCAGCAAGGCTTCGCCGAGCTCTACCTTAAAGATCTCCCACTGGTTCGCAAGCACCTGCGACTGGTTCTCAGCGGTGGATGCCATGGTGTCGTATGCCTTGGTGAACTCTCCTGCGGCACCTTCCATGTCATGCACGAGGCCAATGAACTGCTCAGCAGATGCGGCATCCTTCAAGACAAGGTCGTAGAACCTACGAGCCTGAATCGTACCACCCGAACCCTTGAAGAGATCCTGGAGAGCCGAAGCCCTCTGAGGGTCAGTAAGGCCTTCCATCTTCTTCTGGAGGTCGAGAATGACGCCACCCATATCACGGAAGTCACCATTGGCTTCCTTGACACGGATACCCATCTTCTCCAGACGTCCAAGAGTCTTTGGGTTAGAGAAGGCGTCGAACGCTCGACCAGCACTGGCAGAAGCCATCGCAGCAGACAAGCCGTTACGAGTCAGGAATGCCAACATACCTGCTAGCGTCTCAACTGACTGCCCAGCTCGTTGCGCTGAAGGAATTGCGCGGCCAATCGTACTTGCGAACTCCTCGTAGGTACCAACACCCTTACGAACCAACTGGAACTGAACATCTAGTACCCTGTTAACATCTTCGGCAGGAATATGCCAAGCATTCATGATGGCAATCGTTGCTCGACCAGCCGTCTGTAAGTCGGTAGCACCTGCTACCGCAGACTTAGAGAACTCCGTCAAGAGCTTCTTGGCCTGCGGCAGGTTAACGTCCATCGAGGAGAAGATGTCGAACAGACCATCATCGAGAGCGTCCAAGGGTACGGCGATGTCTTTGGCTACTCCCTTGATGACATCGCCGAGCTCCTTGGTCGAGTTCTTAAACTTATCCTGCTGAGTGCTGGCAAGCCTAACACCCTGCTCGAACTCTTTCGCTTCCTTGGTAGCATCCGACATAAAGGCAATACCGGCAGCCGCAACACTTCCTAGGCCAACAGCCACAGAGGTGAGTGCGGCGCCAGCGGCAATCTGATTCCTGGCAGCTCGTTGCCCCGCAGCGTCGAGATCAGTAAAGGCGCGCCCGAACTGATTCAACATGCGCGTACCCTCATCCCGTACGCGTAGGATGAGGAGAAGCTCGTGACTACCGAGGGCCATGAGATTGCTTCCTCTTCTCGTGCTCCTGCCTTTGTCTCTCTGCTTCCGCGTTCATTACTTGCTGAAGTAGCCAAACAAGGTACGAGTCCTGATCCAACAGCCCTCCAGGTTCTGGTAGACACCCGAAGTGCTTACACGTGTGGTACAATTCCAAGGCCAGTGCTACCCGTGGGTCCTGTACCTCGGCTTGGTACACAACGGTTTGAAGGATCAGCTGACGGAGTTTCCCGAGTCGTCATCGTCCTCGAAGTTGTTCATCTTGTCCAGCAGCTTGGCGATCTCGTCACCTACGCGTGGGTCGAGAACCAGGAAGTCAGCCTGCTGGCCGAAGTTGAGCAGGTTGCCGTTCTCGTCCTTCTCCAGGTTGTGCTCGACGATGCACCTCTGGAAGTCAAAGAACGTCGCAGCGAACTGAAGCATGTCGAGCTCGCCCTTGGCGTCGCCCTTGCCCCTGCCCATGGCAACGGTCATCTTGGACGAGACCTCGAGGCGCTTGAGCTTCTGCCCATAGGTCAGGCGCCTCAGCACCACGTAAGCGCCCGGGAGAGACTTCAGGTCGTGGCGCTCGCCTTCCTGGCTCGTGACTGCGAGTGGCATTGCGGGGTTCCTTTCCTTAAGTGCTTCGAGTACCTTCCTCAAGGTTTCTCTTAGCACAGTTGAAAGTCTAAAAGAGTCTACGCTATGTAGATCTCTTAAAGACTTGTTTTTCCATAGGGGCCCGTAGTAAGTGATAGGGCATCAGCAGACTTTGTTAGACTTGAGAGTTACGGGAGGATGATGTTCTCGGACGTCTTGACCACGATCTGGTAGGCACGAGCCGCAGTGGTGTCATACTTCAGTTCGTAGTTGATGTTCGCCACGATCAGATCGCCCTGTGAAGACAAGCCGAGCTCGTAGGTGTTCTTGATGAGCGCGGGAGCAGTCACGGTGATCTCGTCGTTGGCCGAGCGACTGGCCTTGAACTGGAACGTCTGACCCGTGAGAGCCTTGTAGGCGTCGTAGTCAGTTCGCGTCTGGAAGTCTCGAGTTGCCGAGATCGTGACCTGACGCTCACCGAACTTCGCGAACTCAGCGCCACGACCAGTGTTCTTGATCCGGTACTGCGCCTCACCATTGTCGTTCACCTGGAAGCTGAACGCGCTGAAGTCAGAGACAGGCGTTGCGGCGGGAATCTCGATGCTCTTCTCACCAGCACCGTACGGCTGA